TCCTTCAGCTTATGCAAATGCATATGCATCAAAAATCTGTGCAGGTAAAATAAAAGACCCAAGTGGTGTAAAAAGAAAAGATTTCAAAGGACCTAAACCAGCGTCAGCAAAGCAGGGAATGATGACTGAAATAGAAATAGAAAGAGCACAAAGAGAAACATCTAAAAGAAATCAAAGAAGAGAACAGAATAGACTTATGGAAGCATATGAAAAAAAACTTAGAAAAAACCAAGGAAGTAGAACAGGCACCACAGTTAGAAGAAGAAAAGGACTTAATGTAAGTGATGTAGAAAAACTTATGGATGCTATGCCAAAATTTGATGATGGTGGTATAAATTACAAAAAAATTGCAGGTATGGGTATGGTCAGTGGTCACAATGTTATGGGTTCACCAGTATCTGTTGATGTTGATGGTGATACATTAAGTAATCCTTCTGCTTCAGCTTATTACAAAGATTTATTAAAGTAATGGGTCTTAAGAAGTGGTTTTCAGAAAATTGGGTTGACATTGGCGCACCTAAAAAAGGTGGTAAGTTTCAGAAGTGTGGACGAAAAAAAGCTGATGGCTCTAAACGTAAATACCCTAAATGTGTACCAGCTTCAAAAGCAGCTAAAATGACAGAATCACAAAGACGAAGTGCAGTAAAAAGAAAAAGAGCAAAAGCTCAAGGAGTGGGTGGTAAACCTACAAATGTTAAAACCTTTGCAAGCAAGGGGATGTTGATACAAACGTATTATAAAGGTATAATTTAAACTATGAGTAAAAAATTTCCAGATTTAAATAAAGACGGTAAAATAACAAAAGCTGATATTTTAATTGGTCGTGGTGTTATTGAAGCATCAAAAGGTTTAAAAGTAGAGCAAAAACCCGTACCTACAATAGATGATTTACCACCTAATAAACCACTTAACGAAGTGCCGTTTATTAAGATGAAAGATTTTATGACAGGTAAAGATTTTATTCTTGATACGAGACCAGATAGACCAGAAAAGAAATCAAAAAAGCCAAAGAAGAAAAGATTTGGTGGTATGGCAACTCAAGGTGTGAAAGACCCAACCAATATTCATAGAAGTTAGGATGAAAAATGGCTACTTCAGGAACAACAAATTTTGATCTCAATATTGATGATATCATACAAGAGGCTTATGAGAGATGTGGAGCTAGAACAAATAGTGGAAACGATTTAAAATCAGCAAGACGAAGTTTAAATATACTTTTCTCAGAATGGGGAAACCGAGGGGTGCATTTGTGGAAAGTCGCTCTACAAGAACAATTACTAACCGCAGGGACTCAGACTTACACGGCACCAACTGATGCTAATGATATTCTAGAAGCTTATGTAAGTACGACCACAGGGACAAATAGCACTACCAATGATGTTTCATTAACTAAAATTAGCAGAAGTGAGTATGCCGCTTTGCCTAATAAAGGATCGCAAGGTCAGCCCTCTCAATATTATGTTGATAGACAGACAACACCAACAATTACTTTGTATCAAGTCCCTGATGCATCAACATATACATATTTAAAATATTACTATATCAAAAGAATTGAAGATTCAGGAGCATATACTAACACTGCTGATGTGGTTTTTCGCTTTATACCCTGTATGGTAGCAGGTTTAGCTTACTATATTAGTATGAAGTTAAATCCTCAATTAACACAACAAAACAAAATGATTTATGAAGATGAATTGTCACGAGCTTTGAACGAAGATGGTCAAAGAACATCTGTATATATAACCCCTCAAACCTATTACCCACAAGGAGTGTAAAATGAAAGGACTAAGATATCAAACAGGCGGTCCAGCCTATTTAAAAAAACTAAGAGAGTTAAACCCAAGTTTAGCCTCTGGTGTAGAAAAATTAAGAAGTCAATTTAAAGGTGAAAATTTAGCAAAGTTTGACAGACGAGGTGGTTATCAATTCGCTGCATATCAGAATATGCCTGAAGAGCAACAAAAAGCATTTATTGAAGATATGGCATCAAAATATTCATCTCCTGATGAAGGTTTAATAGCAGAAACAACAAAAAGTCTTAGTAGTGATAAATTCACACCTGTTTATAGATATGCAAGTGCTACAAAAAAGAAAAAACCAACAGTTGAAACAGATATTTATAAACAACTAGGTATGGCAAAAGATGGTGGACTTAAAGAAGACATTAAAAAAATTAAAACAAAAAAAATGGTTGATGGTGGTCTTGCTAGAGGTGGAGGCGAGGCTATCAAGGGATTAAATTTTAAAGGTGTTTTTTAGTGAAAGGTTTAAGAATAGCTAAATTACAATCTGGAGGATATCTCTCTGCTCTTGAGAAATCAAGACCAGAATTGTTTAAAACCATAAGCAATTATCGTTCAAGATTAACTTCTCCTGAGCAACAAATTTTTGATAAGAGAGCAGATATTCAATATAAGGCAACTATGAATATGCCAACTAATCAAAGAGATGCTTATATTGCATCTATTGAGAAACAGTTTGCAGAGCCGACAGATAAACAATTCTCTGAAATACAAGAGGGTTTAAAATCAAAAACTTTTACACCGACATATCAGTATGCTGCTTTTGATGAATCAAAACCTGCATCAACAACAGGTTATTATAGGGACTTAACACCTGAAATTGAAAAAGCTGAAAAAGATTTAGAAGAATTAATTTTTACAAAAAAAGAAGAAAAAACCAGACCACAATATGAAGTTACTTACCCTAGAGCATCAGTCTATGGATCACAAAGACCCTCAGAAATGACGACTGATCTACCAAAAGGAGCTGTGCTGACAAGAGGAGCTTACGGGCGAGAGTATCTGCAAGAACCCATAAAAAATCGTACAAGTATGGGGCAGGTAAATCTAAATCCACAATATAGACAAGTTGGCAGTCAAAAATATATTGAAACCACTACTAGACCTGCAAGAGCAGGAGACCCAGAATATGATAGACAAGCTGCTGCTTTGGAAAGATTAAAGACAAGACATAAATTTAGATTTATGTACGGCAATCAATCGCCTACAGCCTTAAATCCATCAAACGTTTATGGACAACTTGGTATGGGAAATGTCCAGAAACAACAAACTATGTACCCATCAAACGTTTATGGTACATTTGGTATGAAGAAAGGTAGTGAAGTCAAGGTAAAAAAACAAAAGAATGAAAAAATGAGAGGAACTCGTGCAGCTATTAGAGGCACGACATTTAGAGGGGTATTTTAATGGGTTCATATGCACGAGGAAAATATGCTCAGGCAATATCTGATAGAAGTGGACAAGCTTTTCCTTACAGAGAAATGGTTAAGGAATGGAATGGATCGTTTGTTCATAAAACAGAATATGAAGCTAAACACCCTCAAATTAGAAAAAAACATATTACTGCTGATGCTATCGCTTTAGCAAATGCTAGACCTCAAAAATCGTCCCCAACAATAGTTGATCTTAACCCTGCATTGCTTTTTAATTCTAACCCAAGCTCTTTGGTGCCTCCATTGACACCTGATCAACAAAATAGTAAAAGACAATTGAGAGTAAGAACAACAAGTAGTTCTACTTCTGAAGTGCCTTCTACAGGCTCTATTAAGGTAATTTTAAAATGACAATATCATATTCAAATTTTCTAACACAAATAAGAAATTACACAGAGGTTGATTCAAATGTGCTTAGTGACACTTTGATTGATCAATTTATTAGAAATACAGAGTTAGACATAGCAGGAAATGTTGATTATGATGATCTAAGAAAATATGCGACTTCTAGTTTGGTTGCTTCACAGAGATATGTAAATTTACCTGCTGATGCATTAATTACACGATCAGTTCAGATTATTAATAGTGGCACTAGAAACTTTTTAGAAAAAAGAGACACAAGTTTTATTTCAGAATTTAATCCAACGGAGGCTGAGGGAGAGCCAAAATATTTTGCTAATTGGGATAATACTAGTATTGTTTTTGCTCCTACACCTAATACGACATATTCCATACAAGTTAATTATCTTAAAGACCCGCCTCACTTTAATTCAACGACTGAAACTTATTTATCTAAGTATCAGGAAAATTTATTATTACACGGAGTTTTAGCAGAGTGTTTTAGGTATCTTAAAGGACCTTATGATCTATACAAACTGTATTTAGACAAGTATAATGAAAACACTCAAGCCTTTGCTCTTCAACAAATGGGAAGAAGAAGAAGGGGTGAGTACGATGAGGGTGTGCCTAGAATTAAGGTGCCATCCCCATCACCTTAAATAGTTAACTAAATAAGGAGATAATAAAAATGGCTATTACTACTAATGCAATATGTAACTCTTTTAAAAAGGGTTTATTAGAGGGTGCTTACAATTTTAAAACTCCGGGTGGTAACACATTTAAATTAGCCTTGTTTACAAACTCGGCTACTTTAGGTAAATCAACAACTGCCTTCGCTGGTGGAAGTCCTAACGGAGAATCGTCTTCTCCTTCTGGTTATAGCAGTGGAGGTAAAGCTCTTGTTAATGGTGGAACATCGCTTGCTACAAATACAGCTATTGTTGATTTTGCAGATTTGTCTTTTACAAATGTAACTTTGACTGCAAGAGGAGCATTGATTTATCAATCTGATGCTTCTAAAACAGCAGTTGCAGTTCTTGATTTTGGATCGGATAAAACTGCTTCATCTGGTACATTTACAATTCAGTTCCCTGCATTTACAACATCTGCTGCTATATTGAGAATCGCATAGTTAGGTAAATTATGTCTAACACTTGGGGTTCACTTACTTGGGGAGATGGTCCTTGGGGAGAGCAAGGTAATACTAATGTAAGTGTTACAACCGCAGGTTCACTAACTTCTGCAATTGGCTCTGTTGTATCAACTGCTGAATTAAATTCAGGTTGGGGCAGAGGAGAGTGGGGCAATGGAGCTTGGGGTGTTGCTTATTCTGCTCTTGCTACAGGTCAAGCACTTGCTTTATCACAAGGCACAGCTTTAGGATTTACTGATTTTTCTCATTCTGCCAGCGGTCAGTCTATGTCCACAAACATAGGTCAGATTGGATTACAGATTGATGGTTCACCTACAATTATACCTGCTGAAGATCAACTTGATGCAAGTTTGGGAACAATAACTCTTGTTCAAACAACAAACGAATCAACTACAGGACAAGCGATGTCTATGTCAGTTGGAATTGTTGCTGCAGGATTAAAAACACCTGTTGATGTTACAGGACAAGCAATGACAATGAGTCAAGGCTCGATAACTCTTGTTCAAACAAATGTTCAAGGTGTAACAGGACAAGCGATGGCTACTTCAGTAGGAACAGTTGATGCCGTGTCCTCTGTAACAGCCTCTGGACAAGCTATGACTACGTCAATTGGTACAGCTTTACCTGTAGTTGGTGGAGAGGTTGATGTCACGGGTCAGACATTGACATTATCAGTTGGAACTCCTACAATAACTGCGTGGTCTGAAGTTGATGTTGGAACAGAAGTTGTTTGGACGGAAGTTGATAGGGCAGCTTAAATAGTGTATATTACTTAAAAAGGATTTTTTATGACTTCTACATACTCTACTGATTTAAAATTAGAATTAATGGTAACCGGCGAAAATGCTGGTACTTGGGGTGACAAAACCAATACAAACCTAAATTTAGTGCAACAAGCAATTGCTGGTGTTGAATCTGTCACACTGACAAATGGTGGAACAGTAGCATTAGCAATGAGTAATGCAGCATTATCAAATGCTCGTAATATGGTTATTAAATTTGCAACAATAACTTTGTCAGGTGCATCTGTTGTTACCATACCCGATGGTATAGAAAAATTTTATATTTTTGATATTACGGCAGTAACTAATCCGTCAAACTTAACAATTAAAACTGTAAGTGGCACAGGTTTTAGTCCTGCAGAATCAAAAATTGTAGCGGCATATGCAGATGGTACAAACTTAAATGAGATCGCATTAGATACTTTAGGTGGAACTATTGGCACTGCACAAATTGCTGACAATGCAATTACAAGTGCTAAAATTTCTGCTAACCAAGTTACTACCGCAAAAATACCAGACAATGCAATTACAAG